TCTGATGTGGTGCATTTCAACAGGGGAATCGTCAAGGTTTCGCACATCTGTTTGTTTGCACAATATACAGCCCAGTCGTGCCAGTTTTGCATAATTGTCTTTTTCTGCTTTAGTTGCCATCTGCCCATTCAAACCATTGTTTGTAATACGCTATAAATTCTTGCTTGGATGTACCAATTTTGATACATGACCCATGTGGCTGCACTAAGAAAAATTCTTCAATTTTCATACCATTGTCAGTATCACCTATTACTATAACAACAATAAAATCAGCTTTACCAGCTAGTGCTTGCAACATAATACGCTGACCGGTGCTTACTTTTTCTTTGGGGCGCTTCCATTCCATTACAAAAAACTTGCCATTTCTTTCAGCAATACCATCTAAATCACTAGGCGTAAATTTAGGACTATTGGGGATTACCCCAACAAAATCCCCATAATCAACATGAGAAGCTAATAAAGACCGCATTAAGACAGCCATTGTTTTCTTATCTGGTCATAAGTAGCAAATTCTAATTTAATGGTTTCTTCTGATAACTCATGGGCTAATTGTGTGGCTAATTCATAATCGCATTTAAGTGTAGCGTTATGGTAAGACTTCATTAATCTTTGAAGTTTAAGGTAGTTTTCAGAATAGTCATTCATCGTGTCATTCTTTCTATGTTTCTATTGCTTGCTTCTTGTGTACGCCATGCCTCAAAACGCATCTTGGCAGCTTCTAATTTCCATCTAAGTGTTTCTGCGTTTTCTGTCGCCAAACCAATGGCCTTACATAATGACTGGTAAGCCTCGCTACGATACGCTTCTCTTTCTTGCGCCCCAAGGCTTTGTTCTGACGATTCAGACATTTTAATAGCCTTAAGGCTAGACTTAAATGCCTCGAGTTCAGCGAGTTCACCTTTCGCTTTGGCATACGCTGGCGCATTTGTGTATATATAGTCAATCGCATCATTTGGGTCATATTCTTTCATTTAATCATCTCACAAATTTTAGTCATAAATTCAATCAATCCATCGGGACTGTATTCCCTTTCGTATTGAGTGCATCTACGACCAGGTTGGCCTGTAATTCCACAAATAGTTTTCCAAGGCAGCCCCCCCCCTAATTGGAATTTCAGGTAATTCATTTGGTGTAATTCCAACAATGTAAAGATGTGTCCATTTTCTAGCAACATGACCAAAATGATATTGGTCAATAAGAATACTAAAACCACCATGTTCATCAGGAAATTCGCCAGGCATAGGCAATGGCGCTTCTTTCCATAAACGACTACCTTTAGGATGTTCTAATACACCACCATTTTTACGCACTTTTTCTAATGCAAACCAAGCTAAATCTTTTTCATCTGGGCGTGGATTAGCCATGTGACTTAAACGACCCCAAGCACGGCATGGTGGGTGTGCAATAACAGGGTAACTTTTATTAAAGTTTCTGGCATCACGGTCAATGTCGTAAACATCATAGCCAGGTAAATCTTTATAACGGCTATCTTGTCGTGCAAATAAAACGCCAATCATTTAAGGGCCATCCAAAGTCCAATTTGAGAAAAGCTATAACCAGCCCAAATCATTGCGTTTGGTATAGACCCTTTTTTAAGCTGAATAACTGCAACTATGCAATAAGAAAATCCTGTCATTGCAATTAATATTTTATCTAAAGCCATTTGTTTACCTCTCCCCTGTTGCCTTTTTCATACTGTGTATAAAAATCTTGAAGTAACTTTTCGTTTAAATTGTATTTACTTAGATACAGTCTAAACTTGGTTAAACCCCATTCTTTGCGCCATTTGCATAATTGTCTTACACCACAGCGATGTTTAGCTTCCTCATACATTTTTGTTTAAGACTATCGTAAGAATCGTAACCAGTACCAAAAACACCAAGTTCTCTAGCTTTAGCTTCAATACCATCGTTAGAAAACATCCACTTTTTATCAATCTTTTCTTTCTTGGGTTCAATTACTATTTCATCTTCAAATCTTTCGCCATTAAGCCAAGTGCTTGCATGAGGTATAAATTCTAATTCAGTTTCTTTTGCTTTCCAGTAGTCGCAATGTACGCTAATAGCTTTTGCAGCCATAAGTTGCTGTGCTTCTGTAAGTCGTTGCCAGGACTTTCGTGCAACTGCTTTATTAACTTTGCGTGGATAAATAGACCAGAATTCATCAAACATTCTCCTCTCCTATTGTAGGGTGCGTGGGCTTGTAGGTGTAGATGAACTAGCTGGTGTTGTGTATTGCGGTGTACCTACTACGCCAGTTGTATAACCACTTGGGCTTGTAAATACAATCTGATTAGGATAGATAGTAGCAGTCTGAGTGGTGTAACCCATAGGGTTTACAAACTGTGCTGTATTACCTTGAATCTGTACTGTACCTTGACTGTAACCTTGTGGGTTTGTCATCTGATAAGTTTGTGCGTGGGCTGACCCATAACCAAACATACAACCTAAAATAATACCAAGAATTGCAACTCCAATAGCATCTTTCATTTAAATCCCCTTTAGTTACTAGACAAAGTAATTTGTGTCTAGGAATTTAGTTTCTTATTATTCTTAGCTACTGTCACCTATGACAAACCCTTAGTTGTATATTTACAACATAGGTTGACCAAGGGTGATAGGAAACTATCAACTGACCCATTAGTAACTTATATGTTACTAACCAGTCCTACCTGAGTTAATGGTCATTCGATTAAAGGTCTTGTATCACCTTGTCCCTAAAATCTTGTGTAGTCGCCATTTAACGCTACTAGGCTGAAGTGGGGTGCATCACTCGCCTATCTTTTCTTCCACGCCACCGATTTAGGTGCTTAGTACGCCTGGAGTGCGGACTGCAATAATACTACAAGTATTTACTCATGTGAAAATCCCCATGAAAACCAAAGGTTTGCAGATTTGATAACTCTCTTTCATAGCTAAAATACCTTGCTAACTCTTCCGGTGCAAACTTTATTCCGTTGCTAACCAAGTAATCACGATTTAAATGACAGATTAAATCATCTTCGTTTTTATTGTCGTAAACAAACTTAGGAGTGTTGGTTAATTCCAACAGTTTCTTGCTTCTAAGGGAAAAACCTCCGTTACCAACTCTTAGTCCTTCAGGATGCCAAGGCCATACAGCACCTATGTAATCGTAATCTAAAAATTGGGGTTGCCAGGCGCTTGCGTCAATTACCCACCCATCCCATTGCACTATTAAAACAAAGTCCGTATGGATGTATTTATGCAACTCCTGAAGGATAAATTTGCTATACGCTTGCCGACTGTTAATACTCATGTGGTCAATAAACAATTCACCACCAAATTCAATGTTTCTTTTACTTCTTTCTATGGCTTTTTTAGCTTTGTCTGGCTGTACTGAGTCTATGGCGCAAATGGTTACATTACTCAATATCATCTTGTTTTCCAAAACTGTTGTTTTTTGGCAACAACTCAGGCCAAACATACAATGCCAATTTGGGAAACATATCTTGACGAGTTACCAAACCATTAGATTGTTTTTCTATTTCTGCCGCCAAAAATACCAGCCTGTTAAGAGGAATACCATTGACTTTCCATTGATTTACGGCTGCTTGGTCAATTTTAAATAGGTTAGCAACTGCCTTAGCGCCCCCTAAAAGACCTATTATTTGTGCGTCTGTAAGTGCAAATGTTGTTTTCATGCGTCAATCTTACATAAAAATAATATATTTATCAAGGCTATTGCAAAACTTTATAAGTTGGCTTATAGTCTGTGTATAGCAATTTTGCTATGCCATTAAAGGGGATTTAAATGGGTGAATTAAACCAACTAATGCTGGAAATGGAAGAGCGCTTAGAAATAGCGCTAGACAACATGGAATTTGGCACAGAGTTAGCACAAGACGATATAGATGTTATTCGTGCAGCTTGTGGCAAACCTAACAACAAACGCAATGTATTGCTTCAATCCGTATTTGAAGACTTTGGTGGTATTTTTGGAAATCCTCTTGAGTCTTTTCCAACAATTAGAGGTGCAAAATGATTACTTCTGACTCCATTGCTAACCTAACTTTAGCTTTATCTATCGTGCAAGGAAAAATGACCCATGCGATTAAAGACTCTGCTAATCCTTTTTTTAAGTCTAAATATGCTGACCTTGAGTCTGTTTGGGATGTTTGCCGTAGCCTTCTTTCTGAAAATGGGTTGGCGGTTATGCAATTCCCTGGGGACATTAATTTTGTGCAGTTAGAAAAAGACAATGGCGATGTAAATATTGCTACAAAAATGTCTTTAACTACCATTATTTCCCATAAATCAGGGGAATTTATAAGTCAAGAAATGTCTGTACCGGTAACTAAGCCTGATGCACAAGGCGCAGGGTCAGCACTAACCTATATGCGTAGATACGCATTAGCAGCAGTAGTAGGAGTAGTACAAGCAGACGATGATGGTAATGCCGCTTCGTCACCTAAACCAGTAGTAAAAGCTAAGGAAATTTAAGATGGCCTACGAAATGAAAGAAGGCGCAGGAAGCCTTTTCAAAAACACACGCAAGATTTCTGAGTCGCACCCCGATTTTACTGGGTCAATTATGATTAATGGTAAAGAGCATTGGCTATCAGCATGGGTAAAAGAATCACCTAAAGCTGGTAAATTCTTTAGCGTTTCTGTAGGCAAAGTAAAAGAGCCTATGGGATTTAAACCTGCTGGTAGCGATGAAATTAAACGCCATACCATTGAAGATTCTGACCTTCCATTTTAAGGAATAGCCATGCTGAGTCACATCAAAGATGTTATTGGCGAAAAAGCCATTATTACTATGGAAGCCTATGGGGTTGATGAAGAAAGGCGGTTAATTTCTTTTGAGCCTCAAGACTTAGAGTTAATACTTAAAGATGTGATTCAAGTATGCGCTGATATGTGCATTACTGAAGTAGATAGAAATGCAATTTTAGAATTACTTAATTAAATGTTTACTTGTATAAAATGCAATCAATTAAAGCCGATTGGTGAATTTACGCCAAGAAGTGATAGAGTTGGCCATTACACAGCCTGCAAGGTGTGTAAAAATATTTATCAAAAACAATATTCAAAAAGTAAAGCCGGTAAAAAAGTACAAGTTAAAGCAGACCAAGCTAGAAAAGAAAAGTTTTCACATAAAAGAAGCGCAAGAAGTAAAACATTTACAGCCATTAAAAACGGCACAATTAAAGTTTTACCTTGTTTAATTTGTGGTAATAAAGCAGAAGCGCATCATCACGATTATTCAAGGCCGTTAGATGTAATGTGGTTATGCAAACCACACCACAGAGAAACACATTTATTAACAAAGGGGAATTAACATGGCTGAAAGCCAACATTGGTACTGTGCTCAAACAGGCGCACCACGCTATACAACTACAGGTAAAAATGGAAAAGAAAGAAATACAACGCTTAGAGATGCCAAAGCTAACCCAGGCACTCTCGTACCTTCCGTTTCTACAATTAACAGCCAATTATCTAAAGCTGGACTTAATACATGGTTTCAGACTGAGGCCATTAAAGCTGCCGCAGAAAACCCAAGAGGTCTGCAAGAAGAAGAAAAAGACTATATATCCAGAATATTAGAGTTATCTAAAAGAAAATCCCAAGATGCTATGGCTAGGGGTACTCTTATACATGACTTCATAGAATCGTTTTACAACCAAGATTACCTACCGGATATGCCAGCGTATGTCCGTGTCGTAGATGACGCCATAACAGCCCATTTTGGGACTCAGATGTGGATTCCAGAGCAGTCCCTAGTAAACCAAGAAGGCTATGGTGGTAAGTGCGATTTGTATTGCAAACCACGCCATGACTTTACTGGGGTCGTAATTGACTTTAAGACTACGGAAAAAAGCCCTGGTGACCTAACACCCTACCTAGAGCATACACTACAGCTTGCAGCGTATAGAGAGGTTTTAGCCCCATCTGCACGATGCGCCAATGTATACATTAATGGCGAAACAAATGAAGTAGCCATTTATGAGCATAGTGAGCAAGACCTTAAAGACGGCTATGAGATGTTTCTAGCGTTGCTTAAAATATACAAATTGAAAACTGGTTTAAACTAATCACGAGGCTGGCTTGGTTTCCCCTTCCATTACTCCTTCACACGAGAGTCAGCCTCACCTTTCAATGGGCGAAAGCGTAAAGAAGCAAGTAGCCCGCCTTCTTTGTTGTTTATTTACAACACATTAGGGTATGTCCCTATGTAAAAGTGCATGAAACTTTAATAAATTACTTACATAGCAGGTCTTGACACTATTCAGCTTTATGGCCCTTGGGGATTTCAAACTAAAAAGACCTGACCTGCTACTTTTATTAAGGGGATATGGATACATACATTAGAAGAGTATTTGAAGCTGAAGCACCTTGCGACAAATGCACTCAAAAAACAGATTGCCAAGAGTTTGAGTTGGCTTGTAGGGCATTTTCTTACTATGTTTTGCATGGCACATTTCACGCCCATACAGTAAGGATGCCTACGCATAACCTATTTAACAAAATATTCAAAGAAGATGACAAGGCTTTAAAAACCTATATGAAGTCTTTAGCAGCTAAAGAAGGGGGTATATGTGGATAAGCGTATTCGTACCAAATCAGCGTTTAGGGAGATGTTTAAGTATAAAAACCACATTACGCATACTCTTGAAAAGCTAGTTGCTATTGAAAGCAAAAGACGGATTGTAGAAGTGTCTAGTGGGCCATTATGGTACATCTTTGGGTACAAATTAGTGTCTAAACCTTGGCTAACTTATGGGGAAATGTAT